GTAAGCACCTCAACGTTTGGACCAATGCCGGGGTCGCCTGGATGAACATGGCAAAATGGTCCGCCTGTGAAAACAAGTCCCTAAAAATCGAAGATTTCAAGGGTCGGCCATGTTATGCGGCGATTGACCTGGCAACAAAAAAGGACATTTGCGCCTTGAGGCTGCTTTTTGAGGGGGAAGAAAAGAATGTTCTGCGGAGTGTTTTTAACGAAAAAACGGGGGAAGACGTCGAAATAGAGGTCCCCCAGTGCGATTTCATTGTCTTTGGCCGTTATTACCTCCCGGAAGAGACGACAAAGTTGGCCGGGAATGAACATTTTGATAAATGGGTGAAAGAGGGGCGGATCATCCAAACTCCCGGAGCTCGGACGGATTTCTCTTATATCGAGAACGACCTTAAGAAAATCAACAAAGATCACCCGATTATAGCGCTGTCATTCGATCCGCATGAAGCAACGTATCTTATCAATAACGTCATGCAATGGCTGGGGGCTGATCGGTGCATCGAAATAACCCAAGGGCCCGCGTTGATGTCAGAGCCGATGAAAGAATTGGAAGCGCAGATATACGACAGGACACTTCAGCATGACGGCGATCCGGTTATGACCTGGATGATGGGGAACGTGGTTAAGAAGCCAGGCCGTGGCGGCGGGCCGGTTAAATATTATTATCCGACAAAGGCTTCCAACAAGGACAAGATCGACGGGCCGGTCTGCGATATCATGAATGTCCGATCCGCGATGTTAGGGCTAGGCCCTGCCTCTAGCGCATACAGCGGCCTTACTGTCGAGCAAATCATGCAGAGGATGGCGTTATGAATGAACACAGAATGGGGATTATGGGCAAGATTTTGTGCTTTCTAATCGGGCACTCTTTCATTGAGTTTGAGATATGGATAAACGAAGAGAGGGCTGGAACAGAGAAGCATTGGAAATGCTCCCGCTGCGGTGAACAGATTTCGGCTGAATATTGGATTGGCGACTAAGGAGAAAGCGATGAACGAAACCCTTATCGGATGGAAGGAAATAAAGGGATGGAAATTGTCAGAGTTAATGCAGATCGTAACATCCATGGCAGACCAAGACTCAAGAAGGTTGAGGGAAATCATCAGAAGATATGGCGTAAGATCGCCAGAAGACCTACTTTTTATTACACCAGAAGAATACAAACAGGCCAAAGGTGCTGGAAAGATGTTTTTCCTTAACATGAAGAAGGTTCTTTGCGAACACGGGATTCCTTATGATACCGAAACGGAAAAACAAATTCTAGAGAGAATAGAAAACGGACAGTCAAAAAATGACGCGCTTACTAAAATGCGTTTCGAAATCCTAAACCGTGACGGATTCACATGTCAATACTGCGGGAGGGGACCACGTAATGGAGGCAACGTGATTTTACAAATAGACCATATCCACCCAGAGGCAAAGGGTGGGCCATGGAAAAAGGAAAACCTCGTAACTTCTTGTCGTGAGTGCAATGGCGGAAAGAGCGATATATTGCTGGAGGAAATAAATAAATGAGCGATCTTCCGGATAAATCCGTTATCCAGCTTCCGAACAAAGACCTTCTCTTGCCGCGTGAAGTTGCCCCGATACTGCGAATATCCAAAGCGACCATTTACAGATGGTGCGATCTGGGGATATTGACGTGCATTAAAATTCGCGGAACGCGGAGAATCTATACGGAATCTGTAAAAAAACGCATCGAAGAAGCGATTAACGACTAAACTTTCTCATACGCCTCACCTGTCTTAGACATTTCCTTAATTATTCGTCACAATTCCACCATAAAAACCTTTCCCACACTAACTGCGTGGTTATGAAGTGACGAAATTCAAACAGATCGTGGCAAAAGCGACGTCCTGGCTCGGGACCCTTAAAAAGGGATTCGATGTTCGGGACGTTTTGGTTTTTGGCGGGCTGTCGATGCTCGGTTATGGGCTTTATCTTTTGAGGCCGTGGCTAGGGTTTGCGGTTTCCGGGGCGTTAATGATGGGGATCGGCTTGTTTATGGGGGATAAAAAATGAGCATCGTTTCACGCCTCCCTCGCCCTCGTGCCGCTCTTGATGGAGTTACCGAGCAACTCATCCGTGAAATTTATGGCGGTTATTCCACAAAGTCCGGGGTGCCCGTTTCCAGCGATACGGCCATGCGCCTGATCACCGTTCAGAATTGCGTGCGAATGAGGGCGTCAACGCTCTCACGGCTTCCCTGCCATATCATGGAGCAGGCTGGGAAGATCAAAAGCAAGGCGACCAATTTCTATCTTTACGAGAAACTCCTGCATCAACCCAATTCATGGATGTCTGCCCCTGAATTTTGGGGCATGGCCGAGGCCCACATATCTTTGAGGGGAAATTTCATCGCATATAAGGCGGGGCTTCCGGGGCAACCGATCCGAGAGTTGATTCCTATCCCTCCGGGGATGATTCAGGAAATTAAGCAGAACGACGATTACAGCATCGACTATGCGATCAAGTTTTCCAAAACCGGGGAAGTCAAGCACCTGAACGAAACGCAAGTCTTTCATCTTCGCGGCCTTACCCTTAACGGCTATGTGGGCATGAACCCCATTGAATATGCTCGTGAGTCTATCGGCAAAAGCATTGCCAGCACTCAGCATTTAGCACAGTGGTTTGCAAAAGGTCTGCACCCGAGCGCGATTATAAAACACCCTTTGGCATTAAATGCTCCAGCATATTCCAACCTACGAGCTGCATTAAAGGAAAAATATCAGGGATTGGGGACAGATTACGAGTTCATGCTCATAGACGAAAACATGGGCGTCGAATTTCCCCAGATTAAGCTGGTAGATGCTCAATTTTTAGAGCAGATGAAGCTCGACGAGGCACAAATATGCGGTTTGTTTCGTGTCCCGCTCATGCTCGTTTGCGCCGGAGATAAGGCCGCAACCTACGCCAGCGCCGAGCAGTTCATGCTCTTCTACCAGATGTTTTCGATTGATGCGCCGGTTTATGAAAGCGCCATCCGCCGCGACCTTCTAACCCCGGAAGAACGAAAAAGGTATTACGCAAAGTTTAACCTGAATGCCCTGTTACGAGCTGATTACAAATCACGCATGGAAGGTTATCAGATCGGAATCAACTGCGAAATGCTGAGCCCGAATGAGGGGCGCGAACTGGAAGACATGAACCCCTACGAAGGCGGGGACGAATACCGCACCCGCACCAGCACGACGAAAGACACCGGCAACAAGACCGGGCAGGAGGCACAAGAATGAAACTCGCCTATCGCAATCAAAAGAACGCCGAGGCAACGGCGAAATACTGGAATAAGCCTCTTGATCGCCCGGATTGGTACAAGATCGAATCCTTGAGCGATGATGAGGCCGAAATCATGCTCTATGACGTGATTGGCTGGCCCTTTAACGATGCTGCGGAGCTTGTGCGAACCCTCGCAGAAATGAATCAGGGAAAAATCACGGTGAGAATCAATTCCCCTGGCGGAGACGTTTTTGACGCGGTTGCAATCTTCAACGCCTTGCGATCTCACAAGTCGAAAATCATCACCCGCGTAGAGTCTCTTGCGGCTTCTGCGGCCTCGTTTATTGCGCTGGCCGGGAAAGAAGTCCACGCCTACCAAAACGCCATGTTCATGATTCACAACTCATGGGGTTATACCGCCGGTAATCAATACTATTTGCGGGAAATGGCCGACATCCTCGAAAAGATCGACGAAAACATGGTCGATATTTATGCCGGTAATTCCAACATCGGAAAGAAAGAAATCCGGGAAATGATGAAGGCGGAAACATGGCTCACCGCAAGAGAGGCCAAAGAAAAGGGCTTTGTTGACACGATCATCGACGGCAAGGCGGCCAAAGCACAGTTTGATCTATCGATGTTTGCCCATGCCCCCGATGACTTCCGGGCGGAAGATCGCGAACCGACAGAAAGAGAAATCGAGCGGCTCCTGCGGGATGCAGGTGTCCCTCGTAATAGAGCCAAAGCGATCCTTGCGGGATGCAGGGCAGCGGAAGGCACGGACGAAGTAGCAGCAGAAATCAAAAAAACTATCGCAATCTTAGGAGGATAACAAGATGGACGAAATAAAGAAACTCATTGAGGCCATGGGCAGAGCGTTTGAAGAGTTCAAGGCCCAGAATGACAGCCGAATTAAGGCGATTGAGTCAAGAGGTTACGCCCCGGCAGACCTGGCCGAGAAGGTTGAGCGGATCAACGCCGACATTTCCAATATCGCAGAGATGAAACGCCAGCTTGAGGCCATAGAAACGGCAGTGGCGCGGCAGCAGTTCGGCTCCGGCGGGCAGGGACAGGGCCCCGAAGCGGCAAACCGGTTGAGGGCTTTCAACCACCTCATGCGTCGCGGCGCCGAGAACATCAAAGAACTGGAGGTACAGGCGGCGGCTTCAACCCTGTCCGATCCCGATGGCGGTTTCACGGTTCCCGAGGAAGTGGACGCAGCGATTGACCGCGTTGCGGCTACGATGTCCGCCATGCGGAGCCTTGCTACTGTGATGTCCATTTCTACCGACACGTACAAAAAGCTCGTAAGTCAGGGCGGGACCGTAAGCGGGTGGACCGCAGAAAAGGGAACTCGCGCCGAAGCCGCGACTCCTACGTTATCCGAAATCGCAATCAACACGAAAGAGATTTACGCGATGCCCTACGCGACGCAGACCTTGCTTGATGACAGCAGGGTTGACATCGGCGCATGGCTGGCGGGTGAAGTGGCGATTGAGTTTACGGAAGAGGAAGGCGACGCTTTTGTCAACGGGAACGGCGTTGAAAAGCCGCATGGTATTGCCGGATATACGATGGTTGCCAACGCCTCCTATGCCTGGGGCAAGGTTGGCTATATCGCGGGCGGCCATGGCACCCTTTTGAATAATCTCGATAAGCTGATTGATGTCCAGCACGCTCTTAAACCGGTTTATCGCAACGGTGCTTCATGGCTCATGAATGATGCTACGGTTGGAGTTGTCCGAAAGTTCAAAGATGGCGATGGAAATTACATTTGGCGTCCGGGGCTGCTCGAAGGCGCTCCCGATACCCTGCTGAGTAAACCAGTCGTTGTCGATGACAATGTGGACGATATCGGATCCAATAAATACCCGATTTTCTACGGTAACTTCAAGCGGGCTTATCTGATCATTGACCGTCTCGGGACCAGAGTGCTTCGCGATCCCTACACCGCGAAACCCTATGTCGCATTTTACACGACCAAAAGAGTCGGTGGCGGTATCGTGATGTATGAGGCATTGAAGGCGTTGAAGATCACGGGCTAACTAATCAATAACCGGGGCGGGGAAACTCGCCCCACTACTATAGGAGGTAAGAAACCATGAAAGACCTTTACAATCACATAACACCGGTTCAGGTTGTTGCACCGGTAAACGTTCTCGACGCCACAGTCCCGGCTGCAGTCGAAGTCGACCTTGCCGGTTTTAATTCGGCGGG